AATGGGTGTGGTAAATTTGAAACGTCATTGTACAGTTTTGGTATTGGTTGTACAACCAAATTCAGAACTTTTGGACCAAAAATTTGAACTATTTTCCAATGTCCAATTTGCTCAATTCCTGACAATCATCAGGCTTGAATCCGTTCTCAAACGGTCGTTGTTTTGTCACTCCCTTATTTCCTTCGGTCACAAGACGGTCAGACCATCCTTGAACTGTTCGTAGAACACGAACTGTTCGCCAGAGTAACCGAAAGGGAAACAGGTTTTTCCGGGTTCAATATCAAAAGCCCACAGATGGTATTGGTTTGATGTGTCTACCAACCTCGATTCGGCTGGATACAATTCCACTGCCTCAATCTCTGGACCTAAGATTTCATTCTTGATTCTTTGAAGATGTCTCCAATCATGGTCGGCGGATCGATCTAAACTTCGGATCGAAAGATGAATGACATCAGGCATTCCGCCAATGCCGCTGTTTCGTCTTACAAGAACCTGATATCTATTGTTCTCCCACGCCTCTGCTGGTGCATCAGATTTGCCTTCTACCGTCTGATGATATGCGGCCTTCTGCGCAGTGATATCAACACGTCGAAATGGAGTCCAGTTCGAATTTGTTTCCTGATTATTTATACTCACAAATCCTCCAGTTTTTTGTGCGAGATCAAAATGTTTGTTAATGAAAGATATCACTTCTTGCGGATCGATATCCCGATTAAACACAATATTTGGACCATGCTCTTTCAAATAAACAACAAGCAGATTTCCAATTTTCTTCAATCCCTTTGAAGTTTGCGTCCCACACTGAATCGACCCACATTCCACCTCATACTGTGAAACTTGAGGAATATCTGGATCGTTCAAATCTCTCAAAGGGCAATGAAAATGCAAAATGCAATCCACATCTGGATGATCATTAAAGACAATTCTCTGTGATTGTCCTCCAACAGATGGCTTTGATCCATAAGCGACCACTGAATCCGGCCCGTCTGTTCTGATCTTCACCAAGCCTATCTTTGAAAGATCATTGAAGTTGGTGCGCCGCTGACTTGTCAGAAATGTCTTATCATCCAACTTGGCAGCAAAATGACCAGTTGTGACCCCATTGAACGGCTTATAAGCGTTCTGTTCAATGCAATGATCCACAACCTGTCTTAGTGATTCAGGTACAAGATCAGAATCCCACGATACAGGCTCTCCAGCGACCACAGTGGACCGTGTGAAGGTCAGATGTGATCTGTGCTTGGCCATAGTTACAAGCCCTCTGAGAGCCTCTGAGCGGTTCTCAGTGACGTGATATCTGGCCTCTTCTGGAGATACCACCATATTCAGCCTTGTTTTGACATCATTTGCCAAAACTAAGTTGCAACTGGTCCTTTTGCACAGGTCCAGACCAGCAAGATATTGCTCATCTTCTGTGAGTCCGCAGGTTTGCTTGAAACCAACAAGGAAAATGTCCTTACGAGTTTCTCGCACCTTCTTGATGATCTTTTCAGCAACTTTCAGCTTTAAGATGTATGGCTTCTCCGCAGATGATGTCAGTCGAGAGCCATACTTGCCGGGAGTGAAGATGGGACAGTCAATATCTCCATCGAAGTCAACCATCGCTGCTGTGAAGAATACAATTTTTGTAACATCATCTGCAACAATGTTGTCAACCACTTCAGAAATGTCTTGGTTGGTCTCCAGTGAAATGCCACCTGCCATCTTTGTCAGGAACAGGTCGGTCTCCATCTCGGGACACACATCCCGACACAGTTCATTTATTTGACGTGCAGCCGAACCATAAGCTGGAGCGGTTAAAGCCAAATGGCTTCCGATCCAAGATACTGTTCCGCCGCCGATGATTGCAATCCGTTTCTTGTCCATTAGTTCTTTCTCCCTTTTCTCTTCACAGTTTTAGGTCGTCTGTTGATTTTCTGTATGAGTCATTTTAAGCAGGGGCGGTGGGATTCGAACCCACGATCACAGATTTAGAGTCTATAGCTTTAGGCCAGCTAAGCTTACGCCCCCTTGTTGTATTATTCATCCTTGAATGGCAAGTCTGGCCTAACACGAGTCGGCCTGAACCATTTGATCTTTGCTTTTGTCTTCCCCGGCCCATACCTCACAACATGAGGATGACCACCTCTAAGATGAGAGTATGATAACTCATTCCCATCACCAGTGCCACCTCTTGATCCACTGAGTCTCCCCACTTCCCCAAGAACCATTTCAGACGTGCCTACGTTCCATCCTAATCCTTTTCGTCTTCTGGCACGATCCTCGATAACCTTAATGGCATTAACATCGTTGTCTCTGATCGCCGCAGTATACTTTGGCAAATCCTTTGAAAGAATATCTTGTGTTACCAAGTTGTCTTCCGGCGTGTTTGCCAAGAACCCAGTTGCTATTATGACTCGAAACAAATTCTCAAGTTGTTCTCTTTGAAGTCGCATCATTAACGACTGGGTGCTTTCAGAATCACCAATCAATCTGCTCAGTGCTTCTGGTATTGTTTCTTCATTTTTCACTTCTAAAACATACACATTGGCCAACATCCTAGTGCATCCTTTTCCTTCAACTCGAAATCCTTCATCAATTGAAACTATAAAGGAGTCTGATTCCTCAGAAGAGAATTTGGAAAACAACACAGACCTTGCGCAAATCGGAAGATCAGTCAATGTCTCATCGGCAACCGCATGAAATCCAGTATTATCTACCACACGAGTTGGCACCGGCTCAGCAAACCGAAAACACAAGCCACGAAAATCAGGAATCTCGATCATCTTTGCTGGAATACTATCGAGATTGGTCTTCATCAAAGCACGGACCATCTGAGGATGGATGTTGTAGTATGGACGACCTTCAGTTTGCCATCCATATTCACAACTAAGACGCAGTATCCTTTTTGTTCGAGTGGTTTCCTCACGAAATGAATACAGCTTTAAGTTTTCCATCTCTTGTTCAAACAATTTCATTAGATGCAGCTTGCGCCGGGACTTGTCTTCTTTGACAAATTCATCAAGCATTGTTTGATAGTGATGGTATTCCATTATCACACCTTGATGTGCTGGGGAAATCCGGCGTAACAGAACGACCACATGAAAGGAAATGATGTTTTGCCAAAAGCAAAGTCACGCTCATCTTCTGACAAGTTCAACAAACCTTGTAGTTCGCCATGTGAAACACTTGTGACTTCAATGTCCTCCAACTCTTCTGGGGCTGGAGCATTTTTGCTTGCGGTGGCTATCCCAAACACGAACACAACAGACTCGTTGGTCATGCCGGGAGAAGAGTAGAGATTGTTTGGACTGACTTCAATCGGCGTGAAGTCAAATCCAGTCTCTTCTTTTAGCTCACGGATAGCGGCACTACGAGCAGCGTCTTCGTATCCATCGCTGTTCTCGTAATCCTTATCGTCGATCAAACCAGCGGGGAATCCCATTTCTCTTGTGCCGATAGGGATTCGATACTCACTGGTGATGATAAGCCTTCGCTCTCCACCGTGATCCCAGAACGCTACAATGACAACGGCATCTGGCTTCTTCTCTGCATGTGGCGCAGGTGGTTGTTCTCCACGACATGCCATGAAATATGGAAACTCATTTCCATTTCTTGAAACTTTCTTTTCCCACAGAGTCAAATGCCTTGACCCGGCGATACGTGTTGTTTCAATCACTTTGATATCAGTCATATCAATATCTTCCTCCTTGGAGCAGTCGCAATCTGCACAGGCAACAATGTATGCACAATTAGGATTGTGGCCTTCTAGTAGATCGTGTTCCATGGTTTAGTACCAGTGATGGTTTATAAAAATGCCGTCATGGGCCATTTCTGACCCACGACGGCAAACCCAAGGGAAATGGGCTGTCTCAGTTTGGAAGGTCTTGAAGCTGTTCCAAGGTCTTCAGGGCTTGTCGAGCGTTGTCGAATCCACCCAGCTTCGTAACACAGTTCTTCAAACCAAGCAAGGCCGTGAAATCGACTCCATCGGCTGTCGGTTTCGCAGGACGCTTGCCACCACGCTTCTTATACTGTCGCCGTGGCTTTCCAGCACGAGGACCAGCGTTTTGATTGACATCAGGTGAGTCGGACGACTCCAAAGGAGCAGCCGTCTGCTTCTTTGTGTAGATCGACTTCTGATTCGAGTAGACTCCGGTGGTCATCTTCAAT